CTGTATCAACATCTAGAGTTCTCAAATCACTAAGATTAGATACTGTATATGGTGATGTACTAGTGATATGAACATCTATTGACAATTCCGAATCAGATGTATATTGTAATTGCCATTTAGAAGTATCGGAAGGGTCAATGGATTGTTCTGTGTACCATTCACCATTACCAATGTACTTATAATAGTAAGCAATAACATCTTCTTCAATAAAGACTTGATGTTGAGTTCTACCATAAATGTCTGTTAATTGTGGATTATTTAATGCTGTACCATCTTTATCATAGATTGGAGCACTTGTATTTCCTTCATTAACTACGAAATGAATACATCCATGTAAAGGATTATAATCATTATCTGTATATTTGTTCCAATTATCCCAAGATCTGATACTCATTACTTATCTCCTTTCAACAATCTATATGTCTTAGAAGTTCCATATTTATCTTCAAGTTCTTTCAATATACGAGCTTCATCTTTCTTTCTTTGTTCTTCTGATTCTTTATCTTTAAATGCATCTGAAATAGCAACACCAGGAAAGCCCAGTCTAGACCAAGGATTCTGGTCTTCCGCCCAGACATTTCCATATTGGTTAGTAATATAGTTCTTTGTTGCTTCTTCGCCAGCTATTTGTTCCAAAGTAGGCATTCTTGAAAGTTCCGAAGGTAACATTTCTCTTAATTCTGCATCATTTACAATGAACTGTAATTCTTCGGGAGTGAAATCCTGCATAGATTCATTACGGGACACATTAGCAGAACCGGCACGCCACTTCTTTGTTGGGTCACCCCCTTCCCATCTACCTTGTCTAGTAGCTAATTTAGCATACAATTTATCATGCATTACTTTATAATCTTTATCAAAGTTAAGTCCTTCATTTAATTGTTCAGCAGTTAATTTCTGTGAAGCTAGTTCAGGATTTGATTTGATTTGAGTATTATATCTCTGTCTTTGAGATTGTGGACTACCTCTCAATCCACCCAATAATTTGCTAATTCTATCTTCTCTTACAGGTTGGTCTACATTAGCATAGTTAGTTACCTTCTTAGTTAAATTAGGTACATTTAATGCTTTACCACCAGTAGCGGCTAAGCTCTTTACCAACCAAGGAGCAGTGGCATTAAGGGCGGTACCACTTGCTACATCTTGTACGGAGAAGTCACCACGAGGGTTAGAATCGTCATAAGCTACAGCATCATAAGATTCTGTTGCCAATGGTGCTATGGCATTTGAACCTAATGTCAATACTTTACCAACCTTTGAGCCAGCACTTAATCCTTTAGCAATAGCACCATAAGGAGCAAAGTATAATGCTTGTTCACCAATATCACCGGCATAATCTTTCAATGAAGGATCTTCGCCACGAGCAATGGCTTCTTGTTGTCTACGACCGAATAAGGATAAAGCAGCTCCCCCAACTTTATCCATAAATGAAGCATCTGGATTATCACCATTAGCTATATCTTGTCTTCTTAACTTAGTTGCTTCTGTACTCATTTCATGAATAAGCTTCTTAGGGTCTACTCCATTCTTATCGGCTATATACTTGATTTCTTGATAAGGTATTTCTTCATAGTTATTGTACCAATCTTCACCAAATTCTTTATTATAATCTACTTTACCAGTCTTTAACTTACCAAATAGAGCTTGCTTAAAGTTAGGCATACCTTCTAAGTCTTTATCAGACATAGTCTGGGTAATGTGATGCTTATCACTAACAATATAGTTAGCAACATCAACATCATTCTTAATCTTATTTATTTCATCATACAAGTCTCTATAGTTATTATTGTACAATTCATCAAGAACTTTATCTTTCAAAGCACCCATATCTATTCTCCAAATTCTTTGATTAAAGCTTTACCTTCGGGAGATTCTTTCCACTTTCTATAGTCAAATCCCGTTAATTGCTTACCAGCTTCCCATTTCGCTCTTCTAGCTTCTTTATCACTAGCTTTCTTATCTTCAGGAACAATGCCCTTTAGTGTGTTATATACTTCTCGCAAAGCATCATCATTATTAAATGCTGGATTAGATTCAATTTCTTTAAGAATCTTATCTTTCTCAGCTTGATTCTTGAACTTCTCTATAGCAGAATAGTCTTTGGTCTTTACTTTAGTTGTTGGTGTAATTTCTTTAGGATTTGATTCTTGTCCCTTAGATTCTTCTTTAGGTGTAATTTCTTTAGGATTTGCTTCTTCTTCAATACCAACTGCTTTATTCCAATAGTTAAGTTCTTCTTGAGCATTTCTTACATCTCTTACCAATCCTGCTCTAACCATTCGGTCATTTGAAGTATCATTCTCTAATGCAGCTTTGGCATATTGTAATTTATTCAAAGCCAATGAACGATTCTTCATATTATCATCCATTCTATAAGCAGCTTGTTGTTCCATTTGAGCATTAGCAAGTTCTTTAGCATGTTCGTGGTCTTTCATCTTATTATACCAAGCTCTTTCTGCATCTTGATACTTGTTCAATAAGGAAGAATCATTATTAGCAATATAAGAAGCCCAACCGACTTGTGTCTTTGGCATAGGAACAGATTCATAATCCGACTGTCTTTGTGCTAGTTGATTCTTAACTTTGTCAATTTCTTTATTCAAATAAGCAAGTTCAACATTAGACATTTCAACATTAGGTGCGAAATTACTTTCATATTTCTCACGCTCTTCTTGTTCATATTTCTTATCTAAATTCTTCGCATATTCTTTATAAAGTTCTTCATTCTCATCAACCTGACTATACTTTCCAGTAGGAGTAAATTCATCCCATTTCTTATTCCATTCATCTGCTTTAGCTTGTGTATCTTTACCCCATAAGCCATCTGCAGTTAGTCCATAAGCATCTTGATAATCTTTAACAGCATTTATTGTCTTATCACCTACAATACCATCAGCATCTACTTCAAGGAATTTCTGTATTTCTTTAATTTGTTCTGGTGTATATTTCTTAGCATACCAAGATTTATAATTCATCATTAACCTCCGTAGATAGAATTCTGATATTCTACAAAGTTATCATAATCTTCTTCTGTCATACCAGGATGTGCTTGTAACCATTTAGTCTTTGCATCATCTATAAGGGTAGAAGGAGTTGTATTATACTTGACTACTTCATTTGTCTCATAAGAAGGCTTATAACCACTCATATATTCACTAGCTTTATATTCATCTGTTGTAGTATAAGGTTGATAATCTTGAGACTGTGTATACTGTGAACGAATATAATCACGTCTATCTTCTAAGTCTTTAAGCTTCTTCTCAAGAGCGTTCTGTTCACTTTCGTACTGTGCATAGTCCATCGCACGAGAGAAGCTTGAAGCTAAATCCTTAGCAGCATCTGCTTTAATCTTCGCTCTATCTTCTATTCTATCTGCATCTCGTTCTGCGGTATGTAGACGATTGCGAATAGCATTATCAATCATTGAAGCATAATCTATTTGGTCACGATTATAAATTCCCATCATTTACTCCTATTAATATAGTCCGGTGATAGCAGTCGTGTAAGCAGTCTTAGCATTGAGTTGGTCCTGCTTGACCTTAAGAGCGTCTTCCATTGCTTGGTCCTGTGTATCATAGTAATCATTTGCCAAGTCACCTTCTAGTCCAATCTTGTACTGTACACCTGAACGAATAGCATTTAATTTGTTCTGGTTATTGGTAATAGCATCGGCATATTTCTGGTATTCAAAGTCTCGGTCTTGATTATATTCTTCCAATGCGGTCTTATATAATTCATCTTCTTTCTCTGCTACACCTTTAGCTATATTCAATGCAGCTCCTGTACCTCTACCCAATCCAGCACCAGCAGCACTGTGTTGAAGTTGATTTCTAGTATCTCCAATAATCTTACTATAATAAGGATTCAAGAAATCTTCTTTAGTCTTATCATAACTGAATTCGTCAAAGTCATAGACATAATCTTCGGGATTATATCCTTCAATGTCTGCTTTATAGTTATTAACATCTTCTATTGTTCCTAGACTACCACGCTGGGCGTAATAATCTTGGACTTCACTCAACATATTATTATATTCTGTATCTGTAATTTGACCTTGCTTACGAAGTTCAGCTAGAGCTTGCATTCTAGCTTCATATTCTTTCTCTGTAGCTTCTTCACTAGCTTGAGACTGCTTATTGGCAGAATATAAAGAAGCTGCTGCGGATGCTAATAGAGCTGCGGCTACTGGAATTGCCATATCATTATTCTCCTATGATTTAATTTATTTAATAATTAGTTCCATTTCTTTAAGATTAGTTGTCCTTGTGCATTTACATCTTTGGTTAATTCACATGTTAATGTACTGTCTTTGATTTCTATTCTATTGCCATCGGAACAAATCAAGAAGCCATCATAGACTACAGGTAATCTAAGTTCATTGTAAGAAGCACCATTTAATAGTTGAATAAAGAGCACATTCTTGATAATAGTAAATACTCCTTGTCCATCTGAATACTGTGCATATTGTCCTTTGAGAGCTTCTGTATTCTGATTTGTTGAATCAAAGCGTATTATATTAAGATTGACATTATTCATAAGTTCCCCACTTACATTGGTCTCAATATAGAGCAAGGAGACCAGGATATAATTACAGATTCAAATGAGAATGGGATTGGTTCTGTTGAAGAAATTTCCAAAGTAAAGAATGAACCCATACCTAATCCAAATAGACTAGTATCAAAGGTATAGTTACCAATCTTTCCCAAATAAGCATCTTGATAATCAGAGAATGTTGAACCATCCCAAGACCATCTAAAGGACACTCTTGGATTCATTTCTAAGTTCGTATACTGGTTATTGAATGAATGTTGTCCATTATTGGCTATTAACTTCAATTCGTCAATAAAGAATGGTTGGTCATTGTTAGTTAATACACCACCACGTCTCATCTTATAAATTACTTTATCATCATGTTCTGTGTACTTATTCTCATCCATATAAGCTAGAGCATTTGTAGTTCCAACATATATCTTAGAATAAGCATAAGTTGCGTGATTGTATCTCCAATAAGTTAAATGATTATTATCATCATAACTTGCTCTGTAATGCCAAGCATCTTCTGTTATATCATATACGAAAGTCTTCTTACTATCTTCAAAGGTTAAAGAATAGAAAGTATGTTGATGTTCTTGCCATATAGAAGAATAAGCAGTATCTATATTAGTTAACTGTGTAATTTCTCTTTCAATGTCTTGTGTTGATACTCTTGATATAACAGTATCTTTAATGATGAATACTCCATTATCACCTATATCAGATGAACCTAACCATAATACATTAGTTCCCAACATTGCTAAGGAGTTAGGAGCTTTAATACCAATGTTACCAGCCGCATTATCTGGTGAAGAGAATGGATTATTAGCATCATCATTGTATGAGAATACTTGCCAAGAGCGTTCACCAAAGGTATATAACTTAGAACCATTAGAACAAAGAGCAATAGTATTGTCGGGACACCATTCGGAGTAAGTTATAAAGCCGTAGTTAGCAAATTCTACAGTATGTACCCTAAATAGGTCATTTACTTCTGGTGTATCATCGGCATCACCATTAATGAAATCTTGCCATTTAGTATAGTAAGTATCGGTTATTTCACCAGCTATATACTGTTCTTTAACTTCATCACTTAAGGTCATCCACCAATTAACAAATTCTTCTCTATCTTCATAGAAAGAATCATCTTCTGTATTGGAGATTTCAAATGGATATTGGTATGAAGTATAGAAAGCATCTGTTCCAGCATCATTGACAATTAGATAACCATAAAGATAAGCACAATGTGTTGGCTTAATGTATTCTGTTGTTGAATCTACTCTATAAGGTAAGTCAATTCTCTTCAAATCGGTCTGTTGGTCACCAATAGATAAGCCAGTATTAACCGCATAGACATTTGTGCCATCTACTATAATCAAATGTGGATGAGCAGATCCATAACCAGATGTCTCAGTCATATGACATTCTGTGTTCTGTGAATAGATTGTACCAATAGCAGACACATTATTATCTTCATCAATCAAATACAAAGTATCATTATATACAGCATATAATACTGGCTTATTATCATAACCTCTAGATACTCTGTACATACCTCTACATCTACCAGTTATATTGGAAGCTAATACTTCACCTTGAATAGACCTTATAAGAATACTGGCGGATTTCTGGTCATCGTTCTGTTGTATCTCGGGATACATATTCACAGATTCTGCTAGTCCAACTTTGGCAATAGCGGATTTAGCGATTCCACCACAGATGTTAGAAATGAGCTTTACACTGTTAGCCATTTATATTAACTCCTTTATATGGATGACATCAAGTCATGTTGAGACAGAGTAGAATCATTATCCCAATAATCATGACGCAATAATACTCTATCTTCCGAACGGGGAACACGGATGTTATCAACCATAGTGGCAACTTCTTGTTGTAATCTATTCATTTGAGATTCATCCAGACGAGGATACATTAAGGATAATTTATGAGCAAGTGCTACAATTAACAATTCAACATAGTTATCTGGGATATACAAAGGACTATTCAAATTTATATCAAATGCTTCATTATAGTTAATCTTTAAGCGTTGAGAACCACCAAAGATATAAGGCTTGATTTCAATTAACCATTCTCCTTCGGATTTAGGTGTATAAGTATAAATTCGTGAAGTATTAGAGAACTTATCATAATCTGTATGATTAACAAAGTCTAACTTATAATGTTCTCTATAAGGTTCATTAGAATTACTAATCACATAGATTGAATTTATCTTTGATACATCTCTAACTTGAAGATGAGTCATAGATTCATATCTCTTCATTTCTTGATAGCGTTGTGGATATGGTTCATAAATTGGAGTTCCATACCAAGTATATGTAGTTCCAGATTCTGTTGCTACTGGAATTACCTGATACAATTCTGTTGGATTAGATTTAACTATTGCCCATACTTTATTATTGTAATCTTCTTCTGTTAGTGTATAAGCATTTAATTCATCAACAGTATCAAAGTAAAGATTATATTCACCCTTTAGATAATCGGATTCATCATAAAGGTGAATCAAATTTGACTTTGGAACAATGATTGAATTCTGTGTCCAGACCAATAAATTATCATTATTATACTTAGAAATAATACCTTTCAATAGACGAAAGGCATTCTCGGTAACACCAGGATAAGGATTGCGTTGTGGTGCTAAATTAACACGAGTTGCGGCTTCTATAATCAATTCTCTAACGGTTGTGGACATTATAATTTCTCCTAATACTATACACAATAATTAGTTGTTAAGTTCTATCCTAGTCCTCATTGTATAATACCATCAAGTCCAATACTTCTTTGAGTCTTTCCAATACCTTTGGGTCTTTCCTATAATATAAGTATAAAGTATGAACTAATTCATGTGTAGCTTTGTTCAAAGGTCTAAATTTAGAATGGTCATCCAACTTATCATA